TCAAAAACGAAATACAACAAAGACGCATTCCTTCATCCACAGGAGGCGGTCAAAACATGGTTGATGCCAGTTATAATCCATTGAGTGCAAGTGAAGACTATTTTTTCCCGCAGACAGCAGAAGGTCGTGGTTCAAAAGTAGAAACGCTGCCAGGTGGTACTAATCTAGGCGAAATTACTGATCTGCGTTATTTTACCAACAAGTTATTTCGTGCCTTAAGAATACCCAGTGCATATTTGCCCACAGCAGTTGACGAAGCTCCAAACAGTTTAGCAGATGGTAAAGTGGGTACAGCATATATTCAAGAATTGAGATTTAATGAATACTGCAAACGTCTACAGGCCATGGTGGTAGAAACTTTTGATGTTGAATTCAAATATTGGATGAACAACAATGGTATAAACATTGATTCCAGTTTGTTTGAATTAAAATTCAATGAGCCACAGAATTTTGCAGCCTATCGACAGGCTGAACTAGACACCACTAGAGCAGCAATATTTTCACAGGTTCAAGAAATGCCTCATCTCAGCAAGCGTTTTGCTCTTAAGAGATTCTTGGGACTATCCGAAGAAGAAATCAAAGAAAACGAACGTATGTGGAGAGAAGAAAACGGTGGCAATCTAAAACCGTCTCCTGATGCTTCTAGTGAAATGCGTAGCATAGGCATCACACCGGGTACATTAGGAGCAGAAACTGGAGCACAAGATCAAGAAGCTGATCCAGCTATGGCAGCAGCAGCTGAACAACAGGCAGCAGCCCCAGCAGATCAGGCTGCACCAGCACCTGCAGCAGTCTAAAATATAAATACAATATGCTTCTATTAGAATTTTTATATTTTAACGACAACAATAATGATTTTGCAGTTGATCGTAGATACGACAGCGCCAGAGACTCTTCTGTGGTTAAAAAAAGCGACACCAGAAAAATTCGATTAACACTTAGACAAATAAATCAACTGCGTCAACAAAGTGAAGCACACGAATTTGAAGAACAGTCAGAACAAGAATTCATTAGACAAATGTATGGAACACCAGTTGAAGCAGCGCAGCCAGCGGAGTGATGTGGCTTTTGTACTAGGCAACGGCAAAAGCAGACTAAACGTAGATCCTAGAAGCTTTCAAGAACGTGGTGTTGTATACGGTTGCAACGCCTTGTATCGCGAATTTGCCCCAGATTATCTAGTGGCAGTTGACGTCAAAATGGTGAATGAAATCATAGCTTCAGGCTATCACCGAACACATCAAGTATGGACTAATTCCAACAAAGGTGTATCATCTAAAGCAAATATCAATTTTTTTAGCCCGCACAAAGGCTGGAGCAGTGGTCCTACAGCACTATGGTTTGCCAGCACCCACACCTATCAAACTATCTATATATTAGGGTTTGATTACCAAGGAGCAGGCGGTAAATTCAATAATGTGTATGCAGATACATTTAACTACAAGAAAAGCACAGATTCTCCTACTTTTCACGGCAACTGGTTAAGTCAAACTGAAAAAGTCATAAAAGAATTTAGACAGATCAAATTTGTTAGAGTGATTGAAGACGGTGCATTTGTTCCCGATCAACTGGGATATCAACATCCCAATCTCAAACATATCAACTACCACGAGTTTAAATTAAATTACCCAGAAGTTATTTACAATAACTAAATCAATCAAAAAACTACCATTTAACACCGTTTTATTACAACGGTAGTAAATAAAGCACGACAGCCAAATCATCTTTAAGGAGAATAAACATGTCAGATAAAAGTAAACTAGAGCAAATGCTCGAAAGCCTGGTCAACGACGATCAAGCTAAAGCAGAAGAATTATTCCACGAGTACGTGGTTGCAAAATCTCGTGAGATCTATGAAAATCTTATCGATGCAGAATTAGACGAAGCTGCTGAAGAAGACGACGAAGAAGTTGACGAAGCCGTAGATGAAGAAGACGAAGACAAAGTTGACGAAGCAGTAGATGAAGAAGACGACGAAGAAATGGAAGAAGGTTTCGAAGACATTGCCATCGAAGCTGATGACGATATGGGTGACACACCAGATATGGGTGACGACCTAGAAGGTGAACTAGATGGAGAAATGGGCGACGAAATGGGCGACAAAGCCCCAGAAGAATTGTTCCAAGATCTAGACGCTATTGTAGATGAACTACAAGCCAAATTTGACGCAATGAATGGTGATGACATGGGTGATGACATGGGTCCACCAGACGAAATGAAAGATGATTTCGACCTAGCCACAGTGCGTGAATATGTAGAAAAAGTTGCTGGCGGCCATGGCGCTGAAAAGAAAGGTGGTGCAGAAGGCACATTTTCTGGCACAGGCGGATCTGCAGGTCCTTCTAACACAAAAAGTATTGTAGCAGGTAAAAATGATATGGGCGGTACAGCTTCTAACATTGCACAAAGCAAAGAAGAAGCAGTAACTTTGGCCAATCAAGGACACTTAAAGGGTTCTAGCCTATTCAAAGGCAACCCAAAAGAAGATAACGCAGGCAATATCAATGTTCCAGGCGGCAAGGCAGGTGGTGCTTTCAGTAAGAAAGAGCCAGGTCATGGTGCAGAGAAGAAAGGCGAAGCTGAAGGTAAATTCAGCGGAGCAGGTGGTTCTTCCGGTTCAGTTGATAAAGCAAGTCTTTTCCGTGGCCGTAGATAATAGGACACAACGGTGAAAACTACCCTCAGTGAACAATTGAGTTTTGACCAGGCAAAGATTGTCTTGGAGAGCGAAGGCGAGGGCGATAAAAAGTCGCTGCATCTGAACGGCATCTGCATTCAAGGGGATATACGTAATCAGAATCAGCGGATTTATTCTTCTCAAGAGATTGGCAAGGCTGTCAAGACGCTCAACGAACAGATCTCCGGTGGATATTCAGTTTGCGGAGAGTTAGATCACCCGCAGGATTTAAAAATCAATCTAGATCGTGTTAGTCATATGATTACCAAGATGTGGATGGATGGTCCTAACGGCTACGGAAAACTTAAAATAATCCCCACTCCAATGGGCAATCTAGTACAGACCATGTTGGAGTCGGGAGTGAAATTAGGTGTATCGAGCAGAGGCTCAGGCGAAGTAGATGGCAGCGGCAATGTTCAGGGATTTGAAATAATCACTGTAGACATTGTGGCACAGCCCAGCGCCCCGGGAGCTTATCCTACACCAGTATACGAACACTTGATGAATACAACAGGTGGATATAAGGCATTTACAATGGCAAAAGAAGTTCAAGGCGACCCCAAGGCACAGAAATACCTAGCAGAGAATCTGGTGAAAATCATCAGAGGTCTCAAATAACAGTAGGAGAATCACATGCTAGACATCGTAAAACAATTGTTTGAAAACAATGTGATTTCCGAAGAAATAAAATCGGAAATTGAAACTGCTTGGCAAAGCAGAATTCAAGAAAACCGTGACCAAGTCACCGCAACACTTCGTGAAGAGTTCGCACAAAAGTACGAACACGACAAGTCTGCTATGGTTGAAGCTGTAGAAGCTATGCTAACGGACCGCCTACAAGCGGAACTAGGCGAGCTGGCCGAAGACCGTCAAGGACTAATTGATGCCAGAGCACGTTATGCAGAAAAAATGACACAGGATTCTACCGCAATGGAATCATTTGTCATGAACAATCTACGTAAAGAGCTGGCTGAATTGCATGAAGACCGCCAACGTGTAGCACACAATGTAACACAATTAGAATCCTTTATTGTGGATGCCCTAGCGAAAGAAATCGCAGAATTCCACGCAGATAAGAAAGATTTAGCTGAAACCAAAGTAAAATTGGTTCGCGAAAGCAAGGCTAAGTTTGAAGCTATCAAGAAAGATTTTGTTGCTCGTTCTGCAAAGATCATTGAAGAAACTGTCTCTAAAGGACTACGTTCTGAAATGCATCAATTGCGTGAAGACATTGAAGCTGCTCGTAGAAATGATTTTGGTCGCAGAATTTTTGAAAGTTTTGCCAGCGAATATGCTGCCAGCCATCTTAATGAGAAATCAGAAACCGCTAAACTTCTAAAAGCATTTGCTGTAAAAGAGCAAGAACTTGAAGAAGCAGCAAAGATTGTTGCAGAGACACAGAAATTAGTTGAAAGTCGTGAAACAGAATTACGCATTGCTAAAGATCAAGCCACTCGCAAAGAAACAATGAGCGAATTGCTAAATCCATTAGCAGGAGATAAAAAACAAGTGATGAAACAATTACTTGAATCTATTCAAACTGATAGACTACACGTGGCCTTTGACAAATACCTACCAGCTGTCATGGATGGTGGAGTACCAGTCAAGAAATCACTTACAGAATCAAAAGAAATCACAGGCAACAAACAGGCACAATCAATCAGTAGCGACGATAAAACTGCTGAAATCATCGACATCCGCAGGCTTGCGGGACTAAAAGTTTAAGGAGAACTATAATGTCACAATTACTCGAGTCACGCTGGTCGGAAACCAAAGAAGCTCTTTTAGAAGGTCTTCAAGGCAACAAGCGTTCAGTAATGGCAACTACTCTAGAAAATACCCGTAAGTATTTGGCAGAGAGTGCCACTGCTGGAGCCACATCCGCCGGCAATATCGCAACACTTAACCGTGTTATTCTACCCGTC